ATCTGGCAAAACGGAACTGGCAAAAGCATTAAAAGATCGTATTAATGCTATTCATCTTAATGCAGATGAGGTAAGGTCAACAGTTAATTCTGACCTTGGTTTTACTGCTGAAGATCGCATAGAGCAAGCACGACGTATGGGTGAGATGTCTAGGCTTATTACTAAGCAAGGAGTTGCTCCAGTAATTGTAGATTTTGTCTGTCCAACAGATGCTACAAGAGAAGCATTTGGTAAGCCAGATATTTTAATTTTTATGGATACAATTCAAAAGGGTAGATTTGAAGACACAAACAAAATGTTTGTAGCACCAAAAGAATTTGATTTTATGTTTTCAGATCATGAAAAAGATCCATATGAAAAAGCAAGTTTGATTATTTCTTTGTTTGAATTACATGATTGGTCTGCACCAACCACGCTTATGCTTGGTCGCTATCAACCATGGCATGAAGGTCATCATGCTTTGTATAAAGAAGCAGGTAAAAGAACAGATCAAGTATTGCTTGGAGTACGTAATACATATAAGACAAGCAAAAAAGATCCTCTTAAATTTGACGAAGTAAAACACTATATTGCTAAAGATGAGTTTATGAATGGTGCAATGGTTCTTCGTTTGCCAAATATTACTAATATTGTTTATGGTCGTGATGTTGGATACAAGATTGAACAAGTAGATTTGGGGGCAGAGATTCATGCTATTTCGGCTACTGAAAAACGTCGTCAACTGGGCATCTAATGTTGGACAAGGAATTGTAGATGCAGAAGACCGATATATTAAAAGCATGTTTAAGGAAGATATAGATGATGAAAGTAACCAAGACTAGATCTTTTGTTAAGGCATTAAGTTATCGCATATGGGGAACTTTGTCCTCTGTTGCTGTTGCCTATGTTATAACAAAGAACGCTGCCCTTTCTGTTACGATTGCGTTTTGGGAAACTGTTGTTAAAATATTTATTTACTATGCTCATGAGCGTGGGTGGAATATGATTCAATGGGGAAGAAAATAATGTATACCGATTCTATGCGAAGAGCCTTTCATTCAATACAGGCACCAAAAGGATTTTCTGTTGAACTTATTGATAATGATCACTTTCTTACAATTAAGTTAAATGAAAAAAAATTTGCTAGTATGGTTCATGATGAAAAAATTCGGGCACTGCAATATACCGTTCAACTAAAAAAAGCATTAGAGATGGAAGGAGCAGTTGTATTGGTTACTAGAGAGGCAATAAAGTGATAAAACTATTTTTTATGTATCTTAAATGTAAAATAAAAGGTCATTCTTTTGTTGATGGTGGATCCTGTCCATTTACTGGTAAGAGTTATAATTCTTGTGTAAGATGTGGAGTAAATATTTCCAAATGAAAAAAAAGATTATTATATTAATACTTGCCATACTTTCTTCATTAGTGGCGTTTAGTTTATTTTTTGCATCTAGATTTAGCAAATTATCAGAGTTAGATTTATTTGATATAGAAGATGAAGATTTTTAAACTTAGGGTTTATGGGGTACAATAGATAGTATGAGAACTGCTCTTTTGATATTTTTTTCAACAATGTCAATATCGCTTAGTATTGCATATTTGTCGCTATTTGATAAATTAAAAAAATGTAATCTTGCACTCACAAAACTATTCCTTGAAAATGAAGGATTAAAAGAAGTTGTGTTTCAAAATAAAAATACTGACATTCAGTCAGATGACGGAATACATAAAGAAAATTTTATAAAGTTTTTGTCCGACTCAAGAGATTGGGCATTTGAATATATTGAGACATCTCAAAAAACAATTAAAGAGGTTTCAGAAGAATTAAAAAATAAAGGATTAAACAACTACTCAGAAAAGTTAATGTCACTACTACCAAATACAGAAATTAAAAATGAAAAATAATAAAGTTTTATTTATTCCAAAAGATAAAGATACTGAGATATCAATACCAAGACCACAACCAAGCAAAAGATATATTCCAGACTGGTTTAAAGATATGCCCATTTCTGTCAACACAATAGATGGACTAGGGTCAGATCATACTGCTAAAAAATGTATTCCATTTCTAGACTCACTGACTTCTGGGTATATTCAAGAATTAGCATGTGATGTTTATATTGAGCCAACAGCGGATGGTGAAATAAATTATAGGTGGGCTGGACCTTTTAGACCAATGTCAACAAGACGTGAGGAAACAAGATCATCTAATTCAATGCCAAATTTTTCAGGATACTATAATCAAGAATTTCATTGGAATTCTTTCTGGGAACCAAAAACTCCAGACGGATATAGCACATTTTATTTTCATCCCGCAAATAGATTTGATTTACCATTTTTAACACATAATGCAATCATTGACACAGATAAGTGGCCATTGACTGGTCCAGTTCCTTTTGTAATAAAAAAGGGTTTCTCTGGTTTAATTCCAGCAGGAACTCCTATATATCAAATGCTTTTTATAAAAAGAGATGTGTGGAATTCTGAAGGTGCAGAATATGATGAAAAAATAAAACAGGTAGAATTTTCTGTTCGTAGAATGTTTACAGATGGATATAAAAAAAATATATGGTCAAAGAAAGAGTATAACTAATGAAAGAAATATTGTTTTCAATACTAACAGGTTTTGGGTGTGGCGTTGTGTTTGCTGCATTCAAATTGCCAGTTCCAGCACCACCAGTTTTTGCGGGAGTCGCAGGAATTATTGGTCTATGGATTGGCTTTACAATAATAACACGAGTTATATCCTAGGAGGAAATAATGAATAACTTACTAAACGATAAATCAAAAGCAATGCTAGCATCATACGGACGATCTGTTCTTGGTTCAGTAATTGCACTTTACATGGCTGGCGTAACAGATCCTAAAGATCTTTGGGCTGCACTAGTTGCTGCTCTTGCACCAGTTGCATTGAGAGCACTCAATCCTAATGACAAGGCGTTTGGCGTATTGCCAGATACTGGTGCTGTTTCAGATGCACTTAGCAAGATTGTACCTGCTAAGAAGGCTCCAGCAAAGAAGAAGGCTGCTGCTAAAAAGAAGTAGTTGGTTAATTGGGAAGGGCGAATTTACTAAAAATAAGTTCGCCTTTCTTAATTTTTATAATGAGGTTTATATGGATTTTGTTTATATATGTAAAGATGGAATTAACGAAGAACTAAGGTATTCAATTAGATCCGTAGTTGAGAGTTTTCCAGACTCTAATATATGGGTTGTTGGTGGTAAGCCACCGTGGTATATTGGAAACTATATTAATGTTAAGCAGGTATTAACAAAATATAGAAATGCAATTCAAAACCTTAATACTATCTGTAATTCAAATGAAATATCTGAAAAGTTTGTATTAATGAATGATGACTTTTATATTATTAAAAATATTAGTAGCATTAAAACATATCATGGTGGTTTGCTTTTAGATAAAATAAACTTATATCAAAAATTAAATTCAAACTCTAACTATACTAGAAAACTTTCTGCCACATACAAAAAAATTAAATCACTTGGCACTGAAAGTCCACTTGACTATGAACTTCACGTTCCAATGATTATGGAAAAGAAAAAATTAAAACAAATACTTGAAAACAATGATCAGTTTTTATGGAGATCTATATACGGAAATGTATTTAATATAGGTGGAGAGCAAATGGAAGATGTAAAAGTTTATAGCAGAGGTCCATTAGTTTTAAAATCATATAATATTAAAAAAGACGAACACATATATTTATCAAGTGCAGACAACTCATTTGACATGATACTAAATACTATACTTAGAAAACAGTTTATTCAAAGAACTAAATATGAGAAATAATATTTAAATAACTATCTTTTAATTTATCAGGAGCAAAATTATTGTATCCTAATTCAAAAGCCTTTTCTTTTTGAATAACTTTATTATGACTATTCACATAACCATCTATTCCTTCTGCAAGGGCAAAAGCATCTGCTTCAAATAATTCAATCCTAACCTTGGTTCTAAATGTTTCAATTAATCTAGTTTTAACAAGCCATTCACTTGGAAGAACATGATTATTTGGAGATATATTAGTCATAAAAACTGGCAGGGCACTCATAAGAGCCTCATTCATAGGCAAACAAAGGCCAGCATAACGTCTAGGAAGCACCATAGCATCAAACCCACTATACATATCTTCTCTATTATCTGGATTACCTATTTCAATTGTAAGCCTAGAGTCTTTAATATTTGTCTCTATTTCACTCTGACTTCTAATAACTAATTCATAATCTGCCTTAGAATGTTTAAGCATTTCAAGAACAGTGTTTGTTCCATTCCTATCCTTTGCTGCTTTCTTTCCAGCAATGTGGAGTATTCTATTATGGTCTTTAGATAGGTTTATTTCTTTAGCCCCCGAAAAAGTTAATGGGTTTGTTGGTGGTGGTAGGTGAATGACTTTTGACTGTTTACCAAAAAGTTTAGTAACATGATCAATATGCCAAACGCTTGGAGATAAAAGAACATCTGGGACAGGAAGGTTTGTTGCTGCAAGATTGCCAAAGAGTTCATAGTTATATTGAAGGATAGTCTTTACACCCCTTCTCTGAGCATATCTTACAAAGTTTTGATCATAAAATGTTTCACAACTAAAAACAACATCCACTTGACTAAGAAATATTTTAATTTGTTGAAGACTTGGAAATCCAGTTGACATAATGCAATTATACTTTTGATACCATTCTGGATGTTGTTTATTTTTATTAAATGGATTTGAGTCAATTAACAATATGATGGCTGGATTTAACATATCAACAAGTTCTTTTGTTTGATTACCAAGTCCAGTATTATCTGATCTAGCAATAATTCCTAGCCTCATTCTTTATATCCCCATATATCATCATCAGAAGTAAATTTTCTTGTTCCTTGGCGACCATCTAAATGATAAGATCTTTTAATGTTTCCTTCTGGATGATAAATCCATAGTTTATGCTTTTCCCATCCATCATTGCTAAATTGATTATAGGGTATTATATCGTCTTGTATCTTTCCATGAACAACGTCTTCAATAAAAGTTTTTTCTCCACAAGCATCTAATATAAAATCTTTATAGTATTTTACTGTGCTAATATGTGGTCTTTGACTCCACTGTGCAGTTTTCATAAAACCATTCTCTTCTCCAAACATCAAATGCATATGTTCTTTGGGTATTTTAGATTCAAAATGAAAACGTATTGTGTTTGCTCTACCATATTCAATCATATCAAAGCATTTATCCCAGTCAATGCCAACATCTGGGGTAAGTGGTGCATCACCTTCTATATAAAGAATTAAAGATGTTTCTATTAGTTTAATAGTTTTACGCATCATAGTGCTTTGATGACTATGTTTATTAAAAATTATTGGAAGAACATTTTTATATTCATGCAAACATTTCCATAAAATACGATTTTTATATTCATTATAATCTTTTTCACGATCAAACTGTTCTGTTCTTAATCCATCAACCTGCATAATTATTTCGTTGTCTGGAAAATGAACTCTTATATCTTTTATGGTTTGATCTATCATACTAGTATTTGGATGGTCTGGAATAACTGATGTCGCAAGAATAATAGTTACATCTTTTTTATTCATTTATTTGATCCATAATCTTAATAGATAAATCTCTTTTATATTTAATCCACCAAGAAACAACTTGATGCATGTTGTGTGGATATTCATTTAATAATGATGGAACAATGTTTTTTATATTTTTCCAATTGTCTGTTATTTCTATTGGAAAATCTGTTTTAAAAACAAAATTATAAAAATTAGTTTCATTTCCTTTAGAATCTATTCTATCTCCTATTGGCAAACACAGCATTTCAATTGCTTCATAAAATCTAAAAGAGTCTATTACTTCAGCACCACTAGGGCATGGAACAATTTTACTTAAAAACATTTTATCGTAATATGTTTTTGGTTTTAATCCTTGTGCAAATCCATCTGTTGGTTTGTAAAAAGAATTTTGAACAGTTGGCATAACTTTAGATAACTCTTGCCTTCTTTGATGAGTTATTTGTCCTGCAAAAAATACATCATAAGACTTATCTTGATATTCTGGTAAATTATTTTTTAAGTGTTGAGGAACGCCGACAGGAAGTTTGTTATACTTTTCATGTTTTTGGTGTGGATATTGAATCCAAATCTCAATGTTGTTATGAATTATTTTATCTACATTGAATGTAGCGCTTTCATCACCAGTAATAAATAAAACAACCCTATTTATATTATTTAATTCATTAGAGATTATCTCCTCATAGTCAACATTTTGTGGGCCAGGAATCACAACAAACGCTCTTTCTGTTTTTGGCAAAGAAGTTGTTTTTATAGGGTTGATGTTGTTTTTATTAAAGATTTCTTTTATTAGTCCGTAATCCCATTTATCAGAAGCACAATCTTCTTCTTTTACTGAATAAAGATATGCGTTAATCATTTGATAATCTTCCATAACTTTTCTTCTACAATAAGTTTACCAATTAGATCTTCGTCTATGTAAGAAGGATTATCTACATACGCTATCTGTGAGTTATATTTTTTGATTGCATCAATTTTATGTTTTGTAAAATTAATTGAAATATTTTCTAAAGTATGTCTTGATTCAAACCGTTTTAGTCTTTCTTTATGTAACTCTGGGTAAGACATTCTATATGGCAATTCAGCATATATAAAATATGTTTTATTGAAATCTTTCATTAAATTAAAAATAGTATCTGATAAAAATACATGGTCTGGATGATAAATACCTAATGGAATGTATATGTTATCAAAATTTACAATAACATTTTTTATCCAATCTATTAAATCATCTTCGTGCTGTTTTCCATAAACATCATCTAGTAGATCACCATTAATAGTTTTAACATTTATCATAGCACATGCTTCATCATGCTCTTGTCTTAATTTAGTATGTTTTTTATATCCAATTTCGTCTGTTGGGATACCAGCAAATGCTGCTGCAATAGTAAAGTTATGATTATTGTCAATAATGTAATCACCTAATGAAAAAATTGCATCATCCGTATGTGGACAAAATATAAGACTACTCATAAAATAAATGAACCTCATGTTGGTAGTCAAGTAGGGTTTCTGTATATCCTAATCCTTTTATCCATTGTCTAAGATCATACAGAGCCTCATTCCACTGCTGCAACATAAACTCTGGGTGTCCAGATAACCAAATCTTAGGTTTGTGCTCTCTAATGGTCCTTTCAGCCCCTCCTAGGACCCTCCACTCACTTCCTTCTACGTCTAAACAAATAGCGGTAGGTGGTTTAATATTATGATCATATACACAAGAGTCTATAGTAATTTGACCGTATGTATCACCTTCAAGATATAATTCTTTAAATCCATGCGCTGCTATAACTTCATTATTAACTTCTGGTGGCCACTCATTATAATAAATACGTGCAAGATTATTTATCTTGTCAGATGCAAACCCAGGTATACATACCATTGGGGTTTTTAAATTATTGGAAGACCAG